TGCAAGTTCCTTCGATGCATTCTTCAATTCACGTGTTTTGACAACAAGTTGATTGTATGCAGATGCTTCTTTTTTTGCAAGTGCTTCTGATCTGGAAAGTTCTTTGTTCTTGATTGCTTCTGCACGTTCAAGTTCACGTGTCAATCGTGCTTGTTCACGTTTGGTTTTGATGCTTTCTGTTTCTGCTTTTGATGCTTGTGTTTGTGCTTTTGCAGATTCTTGAAGTCTTTTTGCATGAAGTGCTTCCAGTTTTTCAATTTCTTGTGTTGATTTTGTCAACTGCTGGTTTGCTTTGGATTTCAATGTTTCAATCGAAATTGCTTCTTTCATCAATTTGTTCGATTCTGCTTGTGCTTTGTTCAATTCATTGATTGATTTCGATGAATCAAACTTTGCACCACCGACTGCTTTCTTCAATGTTTCAGCAGTTGTGATGACTTCACGATTCATTGATTCAAGTGTTGTGATTGTTCTTTCAGCACTTTCACGAATCGATTTGAAAATGTCTATTTCTTTGAATATGTCATCAATTCCAATTTTCTTCATATCATTTTTTTATTTCGAAGTTTTTAAACTTTTTTCAAATTCCTTCATCATGTCAAAATATTCACGTGTTGTGACTTTTTTTGAATCAATCCAGTGGTTCATCCATTTTGACAAATGAACAAGTGTTTGTTCAAAGGTCATTCCATTCTTGTTGTTGTTGACCAAGTTTTCAAGTCTGACAATTTGCATTTCAACTTCTGTCAATTTGAACCGATTTCTGGTCAACACAAAATCAAGTTCAAGCAATGTTTTTTTGTGCATGGTTTTCAAAAGTTTGATGTACATTTCAGAAAGACCAAATTCTTTGATGTAAGAATCGAAAATCTTTTCGAAGTGTAATTCATCCAGAACTTGATTTCCATGCTTGAAATCTTTCCTGACATACTTAATTTGACCATTTGTGCATTTCATCCAATTGAACAATGGAAGTTCATCAATGCTATTGTAGTAATTTATTGACTTCATCGATGAATCTTTTCTTGATTTCAATTGCAAGTTTTTCTTTGTTTTCATCAGTAAGTCCGACAATACCTTCACCATATTTTTCAAAAAGGTTCGTTTTTTTTCCATCTTCATCAATTTTGATTGGTTGTGCTTCAACAACAAATGAATCATTCAAGACAACAATTCGCATTGATTTGTAAAATTCACCAGTGTCAAAAAGTGTGTAATGACTTCCAGCAACTTTGTCTGGATTCAACATTTCTGTCCATTCAGAATAAGTTCCAATGATGTCACCATCTTCATCAACACCTTCTTCAAACAACTGGTCTTGTTGAATCATTTCAAGAATCATGTTTGACAATGTCTTGTCCTGAAATACTTTGAACCAGATGCTTTGTGTTCGAAGTGTTCGAAGTTTATTCAAAACTGCACCGATTTCTGTCTGCATCAAATCCATTTTACAAAGTTACGAAAAAAGGCAACACATTTCTGCATTGCCTTTTCTTTGATTTTCATTCTTCAATCATGTCATGATTCCGAAATCACTTGTTCTTGTTTGATGTCTGAAACTTTGAATTTATTCTTCCATTTTTCCATTCCTTTTTCAAAAACTTCAAAGGTTCTTTCGAATGCTTCTTTGTTTTTTACTTTGAATGTTTTCAGCAAAAACATTTTCATTGATTCAGAATCCATCTTTTGCAAATCCAAAACATTCACTGAATATTTTCCTGAAACAATTTGAAAAGTTGATTGAAACAATGCAACAATTCTTCTTTGTGGAAAATTTCCATTTTTGGTGAAATATGAAATTGCACTTCTGACATCCTTGAATGTTCGCATTCCTTCTTCATTGAATGGAATCATCAGTGTTGGTCTTTTTTTAGCCATTTTTCAAGAATTAAGCAGTCCAAGTGTATGAACCAGTGAAACCAGATTTGATGATTGTGATTTTGTATTCAGTTGCAAGTGTGAATGCATATGACAAAGTGTAATTTCCATCAAAATTTTCCACAACTGAAATTGGTGTCAACACACCACCAGCATCTGACAACTGGAAGTCAGCAGTCACTGCACCAATGAATTTGATTGCATTGTATGCAGTACCATAGTCAAGAACTGCATCAAAAGTGATGTCAGTCAAAGTGTCAACAACATTGATTGAATTCACATCAATCAGACCTTCAAGTTCATTGAAGTTTTGTGATGCTTCTGTCGGTGTTATCATGTACATTGTGCTTTCATCGAATAATCGGTCAAAGTCAAATGCAACCATGATTTTTGAAGTTGTTGTGTCAGTTGCAAACATATATTTCGGGTCAAACGAAGGATTGTCAACTGGTATTGGAAACAAGAAGTCACCAACTTTTGAACCGACAAGATTTCCATTCACATCCACGATGAACACACCGAAATCAACACATCTGTTGTTCTGCATTTTTCCAAGAAGTGTTGGTGAAGAATCTTCTGACCATAATTCACCAGCAAAACTTCTTTTTCCTTGTCTGATGAAGACCATTCTTCCAGAATTTGCTTCTTCGAAAGTTGTGTCTGCTTTTGCAAGTTCCACATTTTCGAATGCTGGAAGTGGAAACCATCTTTTCGATGCATCCAATTCGTTCACCAAATCATTCCAAACTGGAATTGGTGCAGATAAATCAATCGAATTCAATGTTCCATCATTTGCTTTCAAAGGAACAAGAATCAATTTTGAAGTGACCGACTGAATCGGTACACAATTCGGTCTTCCAGTGTTTGAAAGACCAGCGTTACAATTACATCCTAATGACATATTTTCTATTTTTTTAAAGTTATTTCGTTAATTCACCACCATGATGAATCAACATTTGCAATTTTCTTTGTATTTGACCAATGTCAAACGTAATTCGACACCAGACAAATCTGCATCCAGAATGCTTTGAAACATTCCATTTTCTTTTTCGACACCAAATCTTGAAAAAGTCAGGATTTCGAAGTCTTCAATTCGCTTGAAAACACGATTTCCACGAACCGATTCGATGAAACCATTCACCAGTTCAGTCATCGGTCTGACAACATTGTCACGATGGTCTTGTGTGTAATAATTTCGAACATCAGTTTCATCCAGAAAGAAGATTCGAAGTTCAGATTCGAATTCGATTGTTGATTCCCTTCCAAATTGTTTGAATCTGATGAAATCCAAATACCACACAATCGGTGTTTTTGCAGTGACATCATTTGTGACAATTGTCCATTCACGATTTGCAGACATTTTTGTTCCAGTGATGAAGTATGGTTCATTGATGGAAATTATTCCTTCCAATGGTGGTGACATTGCATCAACTGGTGTTGCAATTATCCATTCATCGATTGAAAAATCAGTGACCACATATTCATTTCCAGAAGAATCAGTGACCTTCTTTCCTTTCCGAATCCATTTTGTTTTGCAGACATCAGTTCTGTCCAAATTCACATTGTAAATTCCGACAATTGTGTTGTCAATATCCAGAACAATCTGGTGGATGATATTTGAAAGGTCTTGATTCATATCCAATAAGCAAAAAGTTTCTGAATTCCATTGAATTTTCGAAAGTCACCAGCACCAACTTTCACGATTTGAACCTTGCAATTGTTGTCACCACCATCGATGATGAATTCTTCATTCACAAGATAATCGATTCCATCTTCACTGATTGCAATCGAAGTGATTTCACCATTTGTCAAAGTGTCAATGTCAAATGTTGCATCTGCATTTCCACCAGTGATTGTGATTGTGTCACCGATTGCATATCCTGAACCAGTTTGTGCAATTGATATTGTCAACACACCACCACTTCCATCTTCAACAATGTCCACTTCCAAACCAGTTCCAGCACCACCAGTTGTTGTCACATCTTGTGCATCAACATATCCAGTTCCAGCATTGACTGGTGTGAATGTGAAACATCCACCAATTGCAGTTGCAGTGATGTCAAGTGTGAAACCTGAACCGACTGATGAATTGATGACATTGGTGACAAGAAGTGTTGCATCTTGACCACCAGCATCAATTGTGATGATGTCATCCACTGCATATCCAGAACCAGCACTTGCAATTGTGAAGGAATCGATTCCACCAGAACCATCTTGAATGATGTTCAAAGTCAAACCGATTCCATTTCCACCAAGTGTTGGAACATTCAATGCATCAACATATCCAGTTCCAATTGTTGTCAATGTCATTCCATCTGTCATTCCAATTTGATTCACCTGAACATCACTTGCAGTCACGTATGCAGAACCAGAACTGATTCCTTGTGCAACATGAACAACTTGACCAAATTTCATTGTCGAATTCAAAATCATGAATGACCGAATTGCATCAAAAGTTCTGACTGCTTCATTGTACCTTGTGTACATCATTGAATTCAATGTGGTGACCTTCTTTGAATTTTCAGATAGTTGTGAAACATTTCCGAATGGTGTTTGTTGGTTCATCTGGTCTTTGGAATACTCAAAATAGACAAAACCTTTCAACATTTCAAGAATTCCTTCTGAAATCAACAAATGGTATAAATTCACATTTTGATGAAAATCATTGAAAATCTGATTGAAATTCGGTGATTCAGGTTCATCATTGACATCAAGGTCAGCAATGAAATCATCATAAAGTGTTGCACCAAACAATTCAATCAAATATCTTTTTTCATAT